AAAACCGAGTTTTTATCGGGAATTGGCATTTACGGGCATCGCTTCGACAAATACGAACGCGACGCGCAGGTATATTGGTTTGCGACCGCCAAAAAACAAGCGACTATCGGATTTAGGAAGCAGCAAGCAATGACGCGCCTTTTGTGTGCTAAGTCGCCAACCTATTCGAGTAAAGTTCGCGTCTATACTCATTCAATCTCCGACCGCGACGCCAATGGATTTACGTCGTATTTGGGCCGCGACTCAAAATCGGAGGATGGAACAAATCCTTTTTACGGCATTTGTGACGAGTACCACGCCCACCCAAATAACGACATGATGGATGTAATTGAATCCGGAATGGGCGCTCGCAAAAGTCCTTTGATTTGGGTAATTACAACAGCCGGCAAAAATCCGGATGGAGTTTGTGCTACCTTTGAAAAAACCTGTAAACAAATTCTTGACGGCGTAATACCTAATCCAGGTATTTTCCCTTTGATATTTGACATTGATCAAGATGACGACTGGCAGGACGAGCGGATATGGAAAAAGGCAAATCCTTCGCTTGGCGTTTCCATCTCTTACGACTACCTACGCCGGGAGCTATCAAAGGCGCTCACAGAAGGAACCACCGCAAAAAACAATTTCCTAACCAAAAATCTAAACGTTTGGGTAACGTCTTTAGACAATTGGATTGATGATGCCGACTGGATGCAAGGCGCCGAGATTGTAACGGAGGCCGAGATGATTGGCCGCTCTTGCGTCGGTGGCCTTGACTTGGCATCCACCTCAGATACTTGTTCGCTTATTTGGTTATTTCCACCGGAGAACGAAGGCGAAAAAATAAAGATATTATTTCGATGTTGGGTTCCCGAAGATGAAGCGATAAAGGTTACTAAATTACGCGGCTTCCCTTACCTTAAATGGATCGAAAATGGCGAACTAACCGCAACTCCTGGCAACGTCACCGACTACGACTACATTTTAAAACAAATTGACGACGACGCGCAAAAGTTTAAAATCCACTCCATTGCGTATGACCGTTACGGGGCCGGCCAAGTTTCCAAGCGCCTAACCGATTCCGGGATAACTGTTTCTCCTTTTGGTCAGGGCTTTTTGTCGATGTCGGCTCCCACAAAGGAATTGGAGCGGCTAATTAAAGGTGGGCAAATACAGCACGGAGGGAACCAGGTACTACGGTGGATGGCATCTAACGCAGTAGTTCAACGCGATCCATCCGACAATATTAAGGTTGTCAAAGATAAGGCATTTGGTAAAGTAGATGGAATTGTTGCTCTTGTTATGGCATTAGGGCAATGGGTTACTTTCAAGGACGAAATAAACACGAATTACAACGTATTCACGATATTATGATAAACGCAAACAAAGTTGAATTATTAGGCTATTACGGATCGGACGAAACAATTGCTTTAAGCGCTTGGACTTCAACGAGCCGCGAATTATCGGATGAAAAACGCGAACGAATACCAGCGCTAATCAATCAACTTTGGAGTGCCGATCCAGTGCCGCACGGGACACCATTTGAAAAAGGAATGGTGCACTTTTTAGTTACGGCCGACATTGCAACGCATATCCACTTTTTAAAGCATCGAATTAGCAGCATAAACGCAGAGAGCGCGCGTTACAAGGAGCTCAAGGAAGACAAAGTATTCGTTCCGGTGGATTTCAAAACCGCTCAATTGAATTATGATGAAATAACAGATCCGGAGGTTCACGAGTTTTTTGTTAAGCAACCACACGAACCTTACAACTGGGGCAGTGCTTTATCATTATTCAGCAACCTATCAAACGCGCTATACCATGAAGCGGTTAAACAGCTAACGCCGCAGCTTGGAAGGAAGCGCGCGAAAGAGTCGGCAAGGTATTTTAAATTGTATAACTCGCAGATAACCTTTGACGTGATGTTTAATCTTCGCTCCTTCCATAATTTTTACACCCAAAGAGCCGACAAACACGCTCAGTTAGAAGTCCGTGAAATTGCCCTACAAATGATGGAATTGATTAAAAGCATTGAGGGCCAACCGTTTAAACATACCTTAAAAGCGTGGGGCGTTTAGTTGAGGCCCGTGAATTTAAAAAGCAATACGATGACGCCTGTATAAACGAACCATACAAGGCGCGGTATTTGATTTACAATGAATTGGAGCAGGCTTTTTTTGCGAAAAAAGGGCGTAAAAAATACAAGAATTACGGGGTTTTCCGGAAATGCCTATCTATTATGCGAAAAAACGAACGAAAAAAGGTCAAACGGCTATAATGTTACCCAAAAAAAGCGGTAAAACGTGCAATATGCTATCATATTTGCACAAATGGCACTATTTGACCAATTCAAAGCCTTAATCGGCTCAAAACCGGAGCAGCGCTCGACGTTGTCAAATCCTTCCAGCTGGTTTATCGAATGGCTAAACGGCGGGCCGTCGGTTGCCGGTCAAAAGGTCAATCCGGAAACAGCACTAAAAGTATCTACCGTTTACGCGTGTGTGAGCTTACTTTCTCGCACTATTGCAAGTCTCCAATTAGGATTTTACAGAAAATTAGAGGACGGCTCCGAAGAGATTACAGGCACTCCGGAACAGTACGCTGTTTGTATTGAGCCTAACGACCGGATGACATCCTACACCTGGCGGAGTACATTTATGCTCCATTTAATGATGAGGGGCAACGCGTATGCCAAATTGAAGTTTGACCGTACAGGCCGCGTTTCCGGATTCCAAATACTCCATCCGGATTTTGTCGAACCGTACCTTTACAAAGGAAAAATATTTTACAAGAACACAAACGAGGGGGTTAGTGAAACGCTCGACTCCGGAGAGGTTCTCCACATTCGTAATTTCTCCGATGACGGCATCGAGGGCAAAAGTCCTTTAACTTATGCGCGTGAATCCGTTGGAATGGCATTGGCCGCAAATGACTATGCCGCGGCGATGTATGAGAATGGCGGCGGCCTTCGTGGTATAGTTGAAACACCTATACCGCTCGATCAAAAGCAGGCCGACTTTATGCGCGAAAATTTCCTTCGCGTGATGCGCAATTATAAAGAAACGGGTTCAATCGGCGTCTTAGATCGCGGCGCTAAATTCCAACAAATTGCACTCAGCCCAAAGGACGCTCAATTCATCGAGTCGTCAAATATGACGGTGCGAGAAATTGCCCGCTTTTTTGGAGTGCCGCTTCACCTAATTGGCGACCTTGAGCGCGCTACTTTTGGAAATATCGAACATCAGTCAATCGAGTTCGTAACGCACACAATCCGACCAATCGTCAAGAACTTTGAGGACGAGTTGAACCGCCGTGTTATACGCAAATCGGATCGAGCTAACTATTTTTTCCGCTTTAACCTTGATTCACTTTTGAGAGGTGACACCCAAGCGCGCGCACAATATTACTCCCAAATGCTAAACGCGGGAGTTATGAGTTTGGACGAGGTTCGGCGCCTTGAAAATATGAATCCAATCGCCGACGGGCTTGGCAAAAAGCATTATATCCAGGTCAATATGACCACACTTGAAAATTTACAAGCTCCTAACAATGACCCACAACAGTAGAACAATATCGGATGCAGAGGTACGCCTCGCAAATATTGGAGCACTCGAACAACGGGCAGAGGGTGACAATTCAATGAGAATTGGCGGCACGGCTGCAATATTTGATACTTATACTTCAATGGGCTGGTACTTAGAGAAAGTAAACCGTTCCTTTTTTGATGGAATGGACACAAGCAAAACCGCCGCCCTAAAAAACCACGATTCAAATTTAGTGCTTGGCAGAACCGCAAACAATACACTCCGATTGACGGTCGATGACAAGGGTCTGCAATACGAAGTTGACCTACCGGACACGCAAATAGGCCGCGACACTTATGAGGAGGTTAAACGCGGCGATATATTCCAAAGCTCATTCCAGTTTACGGTAAAGGACGAAAATTGGAGCGAATTAGGTCCGGATGAACTACGCGGCAAAATTCCCGACGAATGGATCGACCGGGCAATCTATGGTGGCAAAGTACAAGTTAGGGAGTTATTGAAAGGCGGCACGCTTTACGACGTTGCTCCGGTTACGTTCCCAGCCTACCAAGATACAACAGTGGCCAAGCGTTCATTTGAGGGCGCAAAAAAAGTTGAAGCTCCAAAAAACCAAAACATAAACATCCGGTTAGCAATTGCAAAGGCAAACGCGGCCGCTTTTTTAAATTCAATTACTTTTAAAAGATGACCTTAGAACAAATCCAAGATCTAAAAAAGCGGCATGACAACGCAGTAGCCGCAATGAGGGACGCCGCCACCGCTTTAAGTGTGGAAGGGCTTACCGATGTCCGCAAATCCGAATTAGAGGCAACATTTGCCCGCGCTGAGAAGGAGCAGGAAGAAGCTTACCAATCCTTTCAACGCAGCCAAAAAGCTTTTGAAGCTGAAAAACGATCAGCAGAGCTTTTTTATGAGAACGAGGAGAGAGGAGGTCGCGCAAATGATAAGCGCAATCCTGAAGAGGTAAACGCCGACTTTAACGCCGTTTTCCGCAAATACATGATTCAAGGCGAGGCACGCATGACAGATGCCGAGCGTTCTATTTTGGAAAAACGTGGAACCAACACTTTAATCGCTGGTACTAATTCTTTGGGTGGTTTTACCGTTCCTGTAAGCCTTGCAAATCAGATCATTGAATCTATGAAGGCTTATGGCGGTGTTTTGGAGGTTGCTAACTTGCTTTTGACGGATTCCGGAAATACCCTAAATTTCCCTACTAACAATGACACGAGCGCCAAAGCGGTACTCGTTGCCGAAGGTAGCGCCGCGACTGTTCAAGACACTACATTTGCACAGGTTGCCGTTGGTGCGTACACTTACCGCGATCTTATTAAGCTCTCCAAAGAGTTGATCCAAGATAGCGCATTTGATATTGAGGCGTATGTTGCCAACTTGATGGGAACTCGTTTTGGCCGTGCTGCAAACGAAAGTTGCACCACCGGTACAGGATCTTCCCAGCCACAAGGCGTTGTAACGGGTTCTACTTTGGGTAAAACCGCCGCGTCCGCTACTGCAATCACTTTTGCCGAAATCCTCGACCTTGTACATAGCGTAGATCCGGAGTACCGTCGGAACGGCCGCTTTATGATGCACGACAATGTACTTGCATACATCAAAAAGCTATCAATCGGAGCATCTGACGCGCGTCCGCTGTGGCAGCCTTCCTTCATCGTGGGTGAACCTGCAACAATCGACGGATTCCAATACGTCATCAACCAGGACATGGACAGCACGATCAACACCGCTTCCAAGTTGATTTTGTTCGGCGATTTCAGCAAGTACTTAGTTCGTCAATCTCGCGCGCTCGAAATTTTGCGCAACGAGTACTTGTACATGGGCACTGGCGAAATTGGATTGTTTGGCTTCGCTCGTTGGGACGCGAAACTACTTGACACCGCAGCAGTTAAGCACCTAATTACAGCTTAGTTATGACTATTCGCGTTTTAGATAGTCTTGTTGGCCACGATGAGGACGGCGACTTTGGATATGGAAAAGGTATTCATAAAGACGTACCAGAATCACGCGCCAAGCGGCTAATCAAAGATGGCTTGGCAGTTATTGCAGAAGTCCTAATTGAAGCAGCCACAGACGCAATCGTTAAAAAAGCAACAAAGCGATAAAATGAAATATTTGCCGTCCGCAATAGAGCTAACTTACTCTTCCTCCTTGCCCGTGACAGTCGATGAGGCTAAAACGCATTTACGCGTTACGGGGAGCGCTGAGGATACTATAATTGAGGCCTATTTGCGGGCGGCAATTCGCTTTGTCGAACAATACTGCCAAATGTCGCTTTTAGGAGCTACGGTCGTGGAAACTTACCGGAGCTTTCCGGATGACGACCAACCTTTTAATTTGACATACGCGCCATTTAGCGCGCTCACGTCGATAGGTTATTCGGTTAGCACAAATCCGGCGACGTTCACCAATTTGGCGTCGAGCGAATATGTAATTGAGAAACATACACAAAGCCAAAGAGGAGTAGTTGTTCCCGTGGATGGATGGAACGCGACCGCAGAGCCATTCCAAGTAAAAGTTACTTATTCGACTGGATATGCGAACGCGGCAGCGGTTCCTGCCAATTTAAAGATTGCAGTATTTTTGATTTTAGCGGACATTTACGAAAATCGCACCGATTCACCGTCGGACGCTGTTATACGCGCATCCGAGCGCTTTATGTCACCCTATACTCGATTTGTGATATGATGCGCAATAAAAAAGAAACGATAGGCAAATTAGATCGCCAAATAACAATCCAACGACGAGCGCTTGTTGAAAATGCGACCGGCGAACGCGTAGAAACATGGTCTAATTTGCTGACTGTTTGGGCGGCTGTTATGTACCCAAAAAGCGGAGTCCGTGAGGATGTCACAGAAGGCGCGGTTTATGCAACTAACCGGGCAAATTTTGAGATTCGTAAAACGGATGTAACGGTTATTGATCGAATAGTTTATAATGGTGACAACTGGGACATAATCCGTATATCCGAGCAAGGTAGAAACGATCGTTTAATACTTGAAACGCAGGTCACAGAATGAACGAACAATTAGCAAAGGAAGTAGAGGAGCTGTTAAAAGAATTTAGGCAGATAGCGCGCAACGCCAAGCGCGGAACGAGCGCTATTCTAACCAAGTCAGCCAAGCCGGTAGTAGCCGCTCTTTACCGAGCAGCGCCACACGGCCGCAAAGTTCACAAAAGGTACAGCACTGCAAAACTCGTTAAAAGTATGCGAGCGCCAAAGGGCAGAGGCAATGTAGTAGCGACCTATTATCCTGGCAACCTCGCGGCATCGTTTGACGTGCTACGATTTAGGCAAAGCAAGTACGCCGTTTTTGTAGGCGCTAAATTAGCAAAGGGAACCGCTCAGGGCGTTTTTGGGCCATTCGGCAAAACGGATGGATACTACGCTCACATGATCGAGAAAGGGACGCGCCACACACCGCCAAGACCGTTTATTCTGCCGACTTGGATAATGATGAAAGAGCGCACACAAAAAACGATTGTAGAGGGCTTAAAAGCCAAAATCAAACGCCTAAAAAAAGTACAATGAACGTTCAAGGCCCAATCCGAAAAATAATAGCAGATAATCCAAATGCGTTTGCCTTATTTGGTACTCGCGTTTATCCAGTAGTTGCGCCGCAAAGCGCCGCGCTTCCATTCGCTGTTGTTACGGTAGTAGGCTCTAATCCAGCGCAGAATAAAAGCGCTGCAAGTTGGGTAGATAATGTTTTGGTTGAGGTTGCAATTTGGGGAGTATCGTTCGATGAAACGCGACAAGCGGAGGAAGCGTTTAGGCGCGCAATAGATTTTTTTCGTGGCGATGTTACTTTTCAACTTGAACTAACTGCAATAGATGGAATAAGGTACGAACAAGTTAGGCAGATTTACGACAATGACTCCGGCTACCATTGCCACATTGCACAATATACGGTTAGAATCAATCGGCAAAACCAAGTCGGCCCACCATTGCCCGTTAAGGGCTTGTTTTTTCGCGATGACAGTGAAGCGATTGCCGACGGACTAAATGTTGGCGATCTTTATTTTTTGACACAAGATAATTATTACGGTATGCCTTATGGCATTCTTAAAATGATAGGATAATGAGATACCTTTTAATAATTGCCGCGCTTTTTTGCAGTTTATCGCAAATTTTTGCACAAAATAACATTACATACGG